TCAGGAGAGCGCCCGCCGAACGCCGTCGGCAATCACATCTGGCGAGTAAGGGTTGCTGCCGTTTTCATGCTTGATGATCGCGGTGACAATGCCCAGCAGAATGCGCCGATCCCGAATATCAATGCTTTCGTTCGCCAGCACGCCCGCCTCGACTGAAACCGCCTTGACGTACGCATCGGTGTTGTTCTCGACCGACGGCGCCCAGCGGTTGATCGCCTCGCGCACCGTGTCGATACCCTGCAGGCCAACCCCAGGCATGCCGTCCTTCCCTCGGTAGTTAATCAGCAGCTTCGCTAGGGCGCGGATTCCGTTCTCCGGCGTGTCGAACCTGGCAAAGCGCTTTTCGATGGTCGGATCTGGCGGGAGCTGGCCCTGCCAATCGTTGCGCGGGTTGTAGTCGATGTTCCCCGGATTATTATTTCGTAGTCCGCGAGCGATGGTCATGTCAGTTTCCTTTGAGCAAAAAGAAACCCGCGCGTGGCAGGCTTATAGCTGGAATTTGTAGTCGTCAGTCGCTGAGCGATGAGGCGCCCGGACTTGTCGGCGTCTTTGTGTAGCTCCAGTGGCCGCCCAGCCGGACTCCGACAAAGAAGATCCACGCACGCCATCGAGCCGTACCGTCGCCAGTGGTCAGCGCCCGGTAATAGATGTCGTCACACTCCCGGCGAGTCAGCGGACCGAAGGTGTACAGCCAGTCATGCAGGATCGAGGCGCGCATCCCGTAGCCGACGAGCAGACCGTAAATAGCCAGCGCAATGACGGCGATGATCCAAAGCGTCATACGGATCCATGGATGCGAATCAACCAGGGTGCCGCCAGTCAGTGCCGTGACCGCACACCACCGGCAGATTTCCCGAAGGATGCGGATCGATGCCAGGTCGCTGACGAAGGTTTCCGGCACGGTGATAAGGCCGTGCACGGGATCGCTGAACGTCATGGCCTGACGCATCTCAACGTCCCAGCGGCTGATAAAGCGGATGTCTGGCCGTACGTCGAACTTGCCGATCGGTGTCGTCATGCTTTTCTCCAGGCACAAAAAAACCGCTCAAGGCGGCCGGGATAGCTGAAATTTGTAGTCGATGGGTTATGCGGGCCAGCCCTCGTCGAGCATGGCAGTGGTGATCGAGCCGTCGGCGACCGCATCAAGCAGCGCAGCCTCGCGGTTGAAGCAGCCCTGGACATATGCGCGTACCGCTGAAGCCACGCCGATGATCTGGGCACCAGTCAACTCGACGAAGCCAGCCGCAGTCTTCCAGCGGATGGAGTAATCAGCGTCCAGCATTGCGGCTACCGTGGCGCCAGTGATCAGCGCTTGGCTGTCGCGGCCGGTATCGATGGGCATACCCTGGATGGTCGTGCCAGCGGTCTCGGCGGTGTAACGGCGGGCCGCAACTAGTGCCGGCCAGTCAGGGACCGGCTCAGGCAGCGGCACAGGTTCTGGCTCAGCCGGCCGGGAGGCGAGTTTCACCCATTGCCCTTGCCACTGCGCAACCTGCTTGCCGGTCAGCTTCATCGGCTTGGCCGGAGTAGTTCGCTCCGGCATTGGCGCATCGTCAGCCACTTCAATGCTGGCCGGTTCAGCGATGTAATAACCCTGCTCATCCCACTGATAAAGAATCATGCCAGTTTACCTTTGATATATGCCTTGTAGCCTTTCGGGGCTTTGCGGGCAGGGGTTTTGAACTGGGTAGCGACGTCGTAATTGTAAAGGCGGGCCGACCTTGAAAAGGTTGTACTCACTCCGCTTACTACAACTACCCCGGTAGTCGTAATATTCCCCGATATGGCCAGCTGCAGGCCTCCGAGAGGGCGCTCATACCAAGTCTCGCCGAAGTCCGACGACATCAGGATCGCATCGCTCGAACCCACAACAATGTATCCGTAAGGGGTTATATTAATTGCGGCCGCAGAGCTTATTAGTTTTGGTGCCCACTGCTTGCCACCGTCGGTGCTGACGAACAACTGGCCATCCATGACAAAGGCGGAAACGCCCTGCCCGTGCGCGGGGGCACCGAAGAAAACAACTCCAGAAGATCCGCTGCGATTTACTATCCGACTGAATACTATGGTACTCACTGGCGCCCTGAGCAGCTCTTGCTGGGTGCCGCTTGGAGATCTTACGACATACAGATTTCCAGAAAAATCAACCGTGAGCGACTGTATATTCGAAGGCAGTACAATCTCCGTCCAGCTCACGCCACCATTGGTAGAGACTGCGCCTCTTGTTGTCGTTTGTCCGGCCGTATAGATAATGAACTTTGAAAAGCCATCATAAACAACAAGAGGAGGCTGCCCGTTATAGCCGTAACCAACTGTCAGCTCAGCAATGGCCCATGTAACTCCGTTGTCGTCGCTTCGCGCAACCCAGCCAACGTTACTGGCGGAAGACCCCCGGTTCATTGTCGCGACCCAGGTGCCGTTACCGTTAGTAGCCAATGACTTCAGGCTGTACCCACCAACCAAAGACGGGATTGGCGACCATGTCAGCCCCTTGTCTGTGCTTCTGCCTGCCGTACCGTTTGTCTCGCTATTAGTAGTAACACCCACCGCAACAAACACATCGTCTTTGCCTGCTAGGATTACATAGGAGCCCGCTGCCAGCCCGTGGGTGATAGCTGTCGGGTTAACACCGTCGTCCTTTTCGGCCTGTGTGCCCACGATTGCGAACAATGCCGGATAGGCAGCGCGCGTGTAGATCGTGTCGCAAAGAAGATAAGTCGCATCAGGCGTGCGAGTGGTTTCCAGTACATCGCCGATGGCTTGGCCAATCGCCTTGAGCTCAAAGCCTGACTCATCAAGCTTCGCGACCAGCGCCTGCCCGCCGTGACCAATAACGGCCGGCAGTCCTGCGGCAGCGCCAGCAGCAGCGGCAGCCACCTGCGCGGCGGTGGCCGAAGCAGCGGCGGCATCGCGAGCGGCTTGGGCAGCTCCGATTGCCTGAGACGCGGTGACCGCCGATTGCGCGGCAGCCTGGGCACTCAGCGCCGCCGCATCTCGGTAATCCAGCACGGTCGCCATAGTGGCGGACATCCAGCTAATCGCCTGGTTCATTTTCAGGGCGAAGGGCGGCAGCGCAGCGACGAACGTATCGGCTTTCTGCGAGAAGTCCGCAGGGGCATCCCCCCGATTCGGCGCGGGCGGGAAAGTGTCAAATACAGGAGGCGTCGCCATTAAGTCATTCCTTCAATGTTGATTGTGCCGCGCGATATCTTCGGACCCTCATAGTTGAGGTCGAAGTCTCGATAGAACCCGAACACCACCGTTCCTTCATATTCAGGAAGTGGCGAACCGATCCAGACAATTGGTACGGCATCCAGCGCCATCAGCATTCGCTCGATAGTCGCAAGCTGATTTGTTGGGAATGAGATGTCGAAGCCGGAACGCTTGGCGTTTGCACGCTTGACGATGATGGCGTCGCCGTATGTGTTGCGGTCTTTACGGCTGAAACTGATTGCGCCAGCACTTGCCCCATAACCCGTGCAGCCAATGTCTTTGAGTTGGCCGATCACCATATGGCCGACTGCTGCGATTTCGGCGCCAGCATCAATCGTCACCGTAATAGCCGCAGTACCATAAGCGGGCAGGTTATTGATGACAATGTCAGTTCGAACCGTAGAGCTTGTGAAAAAGTAGTCATACCAATTGGCAACGCCTGCTTGCACCAGGCTGACCGTGATATCGCGAACAGTTCCGTCAATCGGGTCAACCATTGTCACGCGTACAGAGCGACCCGCCAGATTGAATAGGGCGATGGAATTGATAACTTTGCCCGGAGTAATCTTGACGGTGATCGTCCCTTGGTTCGTGGTAAGTGAACTCACACTCGCGTCGAACATTCGCCATTTGTTCGTTGCGCCAACTACTGCCCAAGTTGGCACAGCGGCGGCGATACCGACTAATGGCGAATCGGTAGTTGAAGCCGCCAACACCTCGTAAACCTTGTGTTGCGCGGCGATTATCCGCCGCGTCCCAATCGTATAGGTTCCGGCCACCCATTCCGCATAGTCGTTTTCAAGGACGTTGCTACTGGTCAATATCGCAGGAGTGATCTCCTGCGGATAAATGATTTGCATGCGTTATTTCCTTGTGGCCGGGAGGCCGTCACTGTTCCAAACATCCAAGAAGCCAACAGCGCGAGTGATTTCATTCAGGCGCTTTACAACTTTGTCTCGGAAGCTCGACGTCTCACCGTCCGTTTCCCCGGCGTCCTGCGAGCCCGCATTGAGGATCGAACGGCTTTTCTGTGCTGGATAGATCGTATTCGAGCCGAGGTTGTTGGCCATGACGATCTCGGGGCCGTGCTCGCCCACCAGGACCGCGCTACCGTCCCAGTTGTTCGTGCCCTTGGCGTAACCACGGATTTCGCCGTTGGTGATGCCGTCGTTCTTGATCGCCTGGGGTAGATCGCCGATGGACACTGCACCGCTGCCGACGAGGCCAGCCCAATACGCCGCGCCAGCCGGGTCAACATCCCGGCCGAGCACGCTGTTGTAGATTGCGTTCAGGTCCGACGCGCTTGGAGCGCCAGCAGTGCCGGTGCCTACCGCTGCTGGAGCGGACGATTTGACCGCCGCAGCATTGGCGAGCGCCGCCATGATGGCCGCGTTCAGGTTGTTGACTGCCGCCGCCACCGAGATGACCGACGTGTCGATGCCGTTGAGCTGGTCGATTTGTGCCTGGGCATTGATCAGCTGATCGTCTAGCCCCTTCATCAGGGCGTCATAGGTCAGCTTGCTTTGCTTCAGCTGGTCATTAAGCGATACCACCGCCTGCTCAGCCGACGTCAACTGCTTGCCGTTGAGGTTGTTCAATTCGCTTATGACGTTTGCCGTGCGGCCTTGCTCGCGAGTGAATTCTTCCAGCGTCGCGTAAACCTCTGGATCCATTTCCGATGCGGTGCTGATCGCATCATCAAGTCCGGCGAAACCAACCAGAGACCCACCCGAACGGGCGGTGGCCAGCGCGCTTTGCAGCGTTGCCTGAGCCTGGGCCCGAAGCATTGCCACAGCCGACTCCGAGTCGCCCCGCAGGTTTTTCAACGCAGCGCTGAGTGTCGAACTGATCCCCTCAAGGTCTTGCGCGTTTTTAGAAGCGGCTGTGAGCGCGGTGTTCAGCGCCTCAGTGCTCGACGTGTACGCCGTAGTCAGCGACTTCTGCTCGGCAGTGACGGCGCGTTGCAGTGCGCTCATTGCGGCAGTGACGTTGCCAGCCAGCAGATCAGCCAGCGAATCAGCGAGAACCTTGGCCGCATCCGTCGCCGCAGTGGCCTTGGAGTCAAGTAGGTCGTAAGCGGATCCGGCTTCGCCCGCCATGCTCATCAGCGTGTCGTACATCTTCTTGCCGGCCGCCGAGGAATCCTTGCTCGCCGCCTCGACCAGGTCGCGATATCCCGCACGGGTCGCCGGCAGGGTAACGCCTACATCTTTGAATTCCTTGGTGACAGTAGCGAGTGAGCGTGCGGTGTTCTCCGATTCGCTGTAGAAGGTGCTGTAATACGTGGCCTGGCGCGCTTCGAGGATGTCGTAGGCCGCATCAGCAGCGGTCGACATATTCAGCAGAGTCAGCAGCATCTGACGGCCAGATTCAGTCGTCTTGTCGATGCCGGACACCATGTCCCGGAAGCCAGCGCGGCTATCAGGCAGGGCAATGCTCAGCGCGCCGAATGCGTTACGCACATCCGAAAGCGTGTCGTTGCTCTTTTCTACGTCCGTGAAGAAGGCGTCGTAGTAAGCAGCGCCCGCCGTCGACAGAGCCTCAATGCCGCCAGCCCACAGCGACAACTGCTCAGCCATGAAACCGCCGGTCACGCTCATGTCATACAGGCCGACATTCAGATGACCCAGCACCCCGTTGACGTCCTGCAGGTTCTTCACGAACGCCTGCAAGCCGACGTAGCTGTAACCGCTCAGGCCCGCGTCAGTGGCCTTGGAGATCGATACGACCGCCGCGTCACCCAGTTGGGCGAAGAAGAAGTCGAGCTGCTCCTGGATCCACTCAGGCGTAGCGTCCTTGGTGCTGATGTTGCGCGCCGCCATGTTCAGGCCGTCGAGCACGGAGTCATTCAGCTGAACGCCAAGTGCCGTGAACAGGCTGCCAGCGCCCAGCACGACATCGTTGTATTTGCCGCCAAGTACGTCTTTGGTATCAGGATCGAGGTCGGAGTACAGGAATTTCGTCTTGCTGCTGCCCGAGATCAGGCCGCCCTTTTTCTTTTGCTTAACGTACTGCTGCGCTTCGAATTCGCCGCCCTCAACGCCAAGCTGATATCCGACGTCTTTGGTCGTATACGCGGTGCCGAACAGTTTCTCGCCGACCATCTTCGTGACAGCCTGGGACAGTGTGGAACCGCTCAGGATCGCAGCCCACTTGCCGCCAACAATCTTGCTCAGAACCTTGTCTTGCGCTTTGAAGAAGTCAGACATCGCGGCGCCGGGGGCCATGACGACCTTTCCGAGCACGGTATCGCCTGCGCTATCCCGGATTTCATCGCCATCGGGACGCACACCGGAATCATAAAGCTTGCCCGACTGATACATCCCCATGATGACGGCGAGCGGCCACATGGCGGCTGCCGAAGACATCGCCGCCGAAATTCCGGAGGTGCCAGCGGCATAGGTCGCTGACCCGGCGGCACCTGAAACGAGGGTGCCGCCCAGGGCGTAACCGGTGCCTGTTGCAGCGGTAGTCGCAGCCGTTTGCAAACCCAGAGCGGTGGTCAGCGAGGTAAAGCCGCCAGAAAGCGTAGTCCCGAGCGAAGAAAGCATGCTGCTGTAGTAGCCGATGCCGCCGGATACCGCGCCACCGAGGCCGCCAGAAGCGTAGCCAGCAGCAATGTCAGCGCCAACGCCCGTTACCGCACTCCATGCCGAGTAAATGTTTTTGCCGAGGCTGGCCATGCTGCCCCAGCCGCCTGAGTCAGAGCTGGAGCTACCCGAGCCAGAGGACGAGCCGCTGAATATCGAGCCCACCAAGCCGCCCAGCGATGCCGCTCCGCCGCCAGCGCTGCCACCGAACAGAGCAGCAATTAGCGGTTGAACGATCAGGGTCTTGGCCACAATGCGGGCCAGGTCGGCAATGATCGAATCGGCAAGATCCTTGAACGAGAATTTGCCAGTGGTTGCAAGGTCAACGAAGGCGTCTTCGATGCCGCTCAAACCATCCGACACCAGGTCGTAGGTCTGGCCGGCAATGTCAGCCGCATCGAAGGCGTAATCCTGCAGCGCTGCGTTCGCGCCGTTGGTCCAGTCCGCGCGCGCCGCATCCATCTTGGCGTAATTGTCGCGGGTGGCCTGAAGTTGCTGCTCTAGAGCGTCTTTGTAAATCTGTGTCTGTTTATCGTACGTGTCCTGATCGATCTTCCCGCCGACCTTGTCGCGCCGCAGTATCTCCAGCTTCTTGGCATAGTCCTGTTGAAGCGACAGATCTTCCTGAAGGCGACGTCTACCTTCGCTACCAAGGCCAATACCCGCAACTTGGTTATCCAGGCCCTGCTGATACCGCGCTACGTTGTCAGCGACCGACTGTTGGAACTCGGCCATTTGCGCCGCTTGCTTCGCCGATGCCATGCGCGCTGCCGTGTCTTTCTCAAGCTCGGCGTTCAGCGTTTTCTGGGCGGTGATCTGGTCGGCGGTGGCGAGCAGCGATTTTTGCGCAGCCGTCAGCGTGCCTTTGTTCTTCAGATCGGAGAGCTCCTGCTCCCACTTGATCAGCTCTTGCTGCGCAGCACCGAGGGTTTTCGTCTTGCCGGTCTGCTCGTCAATCTGTTGCGCCTGCTGCTGCAAAACCGCGTACTGCTGCTTTGCCTGATCGAGCTGTTTTATGCCGGCGTCTTCGGTGTAAGCCTTTTGCTTGGGCAGAGATTTGTCGTACTTATCCCTGAGCCCGGCGATCTCCTTGTCAATTTCTGCCTGGGACTTCCCGGCGGCGAGACCCAGCTTCCTTTTGTCGTTAATGTCCTCTTCAAGCTTCGCAAGACCGGCCAGATTGCTCTTGTGCTCTGAATCCCACTTAGATGAGGCCGCTATTCTTGTTTGGTCGGCTTTTCCTGCCTCCCCATCAACGACTGCTGCCTGTTGAGATAAAGCGAGGCGTTCGCGGATCAGCGCCAGCTTTTTCTTCAGAGCCTCCGTAGAGTCGTCATTGTTGCCGTCAGCCAGCCCGAGAGCCGTGTTCAGTTTGCTCAGCCCGGTAGATAGGGCACCTGAAACGCCACCGTCTTCGCGAGTTTTTAATACCCGCTCGATGATTTCGGCTTGCTTCGTCAAGTCTGGGAATAGCTCGCCTTTCACCCTGCTATAGGCGTTGCTGATAGCGGCGCCGATGTTATTCCATTCTTGCTCGACGTCAGACAAAGAAGCCTTATAGGTCGCGAGCCGCTTCTGGGCGTTCTCATTAAGAAAGCCGCTTAATGCATCCAGCGCTTGCTGCTTCTTGCCTTGCTCGTCGAGAGCGGTGATTACCTCATATTGAGCGCTTGTCAGAAGCCCGTACTGGGAGCTGATCTTTTCCGCAGCTTTCGTTGCGCTATCGCCAACATCCCCGAGCGACTTAGCAACCTCAGCCGCGCTTTTCCCTGAAAATTCGGAGATGGAAGCAGATGCTTGGGCAAGGTTGATGAACTGGGTTTGACTCAGCTTCGCGCTACCGGCCAGGGTGATTACGGCCGCGTTTGCCTCGGAAAAGTCGCCGGTAATAGCAGAAACTGTTTTTGAGATTTCCGCCAGGCTAGAGGCCGTCTGCCCGGAGCTTGCGGTGCCAGAAAAGAGCGATTTATTAAAAGCGCTAATTTCCTTTTCGGCATCGTAGAAGACTGCTCCGAGCGTTGCGGCGGCAGCAGCGCCAACGGTAAGTGGATTTATAAGGCCAACGATGTAGCCGCCGAGCGCTTTCGCGGCAGGTCCAACACCGCCGAACATGTCTTTTAACTGCCCGCCCTGCTGCAAGAAAACAGTCAGCGGAGCCTGTCCACCCTGAAGCGAAACCGCAATATCAGTGAACTGGGCTGGCACACCTCGGAGATTGGCCGCCATGGCTTTAGCCGACATACCAGTCTTTTCGTAAGCGCCGCCGGTCTGTACCAACGCTGATCGCTGGGTGTTCAGCTTCGTCAGGTAGTCGTCGAAGTCCTCTTTCGGGAGCAAGCCTTTTTGGCGGTGCTGCCTTAGTTGCTCTTCCATTTTGTCGAGGCGGCCGTAAGCGCCCACAACAGGATCAATCTGCCCAAGCAACTTATCGAGCTGCTTACCCTGGAAGGCCGTCTCTTTTGCTGCAGACTTTAAGGCCCGCTCAGCACGAGTCATCCCAGCCTCGAAGCTACCTGTATTGGCAACGAGATCGACCGTCAGCTGGCCAAGGCTATCTGTTGCCATAAGCTTCTCCAGGCACAAAAAAACCGCCACTTGGGCGGTGATGAACAATAAAAAACCCGCCGAAGCGGGTTCTGTTTAATCAGGTTGGGTCAGCTGGACAGCAACTTCGATTTCTCCAAATCGTACTCAGCCTCGGTTATCAATCCTCGATCCTTGAGAGAGGCAAGCTTTTCAATTGCTTGGTACGTGGCCGATTTATCCATCAGCTCTTCTCCCGCTTGCACTGTCTGGGCTGGCTTGATGGCTGTGGACGACCAGACAACGGCGACCACCCAGCCGATCAGTGTCCAGCCGAGGAACAAATTCAGCAGAAAAATAGAAGATCTGTTTGGGTGCTTCCTGCTTTTGGCGTTGATGGTGGGCAGGAAATACAAGACCAAACCAATAAAAAGAAGCATTAAGCTTCCAGGAACCCCGACGTCAGACATGCGAAATACTCCCTATTCGATGCCTGCAATCTACCACTATCGGCGAAGTTTAAGCGCCCGCCATCAGGCAGGCACCTTGGCCTCAGGCTTCGCCAATCCCCGTAGAAGCAAGAACACGTCCTGTGCCGATGCCTCTTCGCCCTCAACTTCAGGCTCTGGCTCGCTCCGATCAGGCAGGAAGTCGGAAAGCTCCGACTTGCCACCCACGGAGCGGTTGACCATCATCGCCACCAGGGCAAAGCCATGCTCCACCCGGGTGCCCAAGTTCAACGACCCGTTCTGCTTGATGTATTCCATCCACTCAAGCGCTTCGGTGTAACTCAGGTTTCGCTTGGCTTCGGCAATGGTTTTTCCGCCGATGCCCGCGAGGACGATTTGGTGCCAGAACTCTTCGAGGGCTTTTTTTCAGCCTTCTCCGGGGGGTTGTTCACCAAGTTGATGGCCGAGAACAGAGCAATGGTCAGCTCCGCGCACAGCTCGCCGCGCCCTTCTTCCGCTTTGCCCAGCACGTCGTCGACCGAGAAGATCTGCTCGCCCAGGCTGTTGCAGATGTAGCCGGCGATTCGGCCGGCTACCGCGTCGCGGGTTTCATACGCCGCTTTCCATTCCTGGGTAACGGTGGTGTACGACGCTTTGCGCACGTAGATCGTGGCTTTTTGCTCGGCGCCGTTGGAGTGCCAGGTGATGTCCTGCTTGACGGGAGCGCCAGCAAAGGCGCCCGCCGCGATCAGAGAAGCAATGGTCAAGTTCGCCATGTTTAAGCAGCCTTCGCAATGAGCATTGGGTCGCCAGAGATCTGGATACCAACGGTGGACTTAACGACGTCATTCTGCGCGAAGCTGAACGGGTAGCTGTTCATGAAGCCCCGGAAGGTGATCCAGGTGCGAGTCGCGGGAAGGTTGAAGTCACCCGCCACAGAGATGATCGAGGTAGCAGCGGCTCCAGTACCAACACCGCCGGTAAGGGCAACAGTTGGTGCGCTGGTGTAGCCGGTGCCTGCGTTGGTGATGACGAAGCCGGTCACAGCACCGCCGGAGATGGTCGCCGTTGCTGTTGCGCCAGTACCGCCGCCGCCAGTCAGGGCCACGGTCGGTGCCGAGGTGTAGCCGGTACCGGCGTTGGTAAGGCTGAGCGCCGCGATCTGGCCAGCAACACCAACGGTCGGTGGAATGCCGACGCCATCGATGCGACCGTCAGACCAGCCAACTGCCCAGTTCATTTTCAGGCCCAGGCGCTTGATTTCGTGCAAACGGACGTGAACCGGGTCGCGCGAATCGGTGTTGATACCGAAACTGCCGGTGCCAGGGGTGGCCAGGCCTGCTTCGTACTCGCGGGCGTCATCACCCAGGCAAGTGGTTTCGATCTGATCCAGCGTCGAGTCGATGCCGTCAATGGAAGTGACGCAGCTGACGAAAATCACCGTGCCGAGTACCGGGTCGATGCCGTACAGGTCCGTGCCTTGCGTTTTGATACTCAATGTAAGCTCCTCGACTTCACTGGAAGTCATTTCTTGCGGACATAAAAAAACCCGCTGAAGGGCGGGCTCTTAATAATTCAAAGGTGTTTGGTGCTATCGGCTGACAATCCAGTCGATATCGAAGCTGTTTCGGTAATTCAGCGTGACAGTGTCGCGTGACTCGCCGTTGTAGCCGGTGATCGTGCATTCCAGCTCAATAGCGCGCTGGATCGCAGTGGCGACCTCTCTGGCCGACTGCGCGGTCAGCGCGTAGACATCGATCTGCAATGCGTGAGAATCGACGTCAGGGCGGCCGCTCAGTACATTCTCGGGAGCGCCCCCTATGGTCTGCCAGACAGCGTAGGGCTTGACCACGTTCGCGGGAGCCAGGCCAAACAGGTAGATGCGCGTAGGGCCGGTGCCGAGCAATGCCGTGACGGCCGGATCTGCGGAGCAAACCGCGAAGATTGGCGGATACATCAGTTCACCCCCAGCTTGACCAGTTGAAACTTGGCCGAACTCAGGAACTCCTTGAAGACCGCCTCCTTGTTGTTCGCAAGCGCGGGCCGGATAAATGGCCGGGCGCGTGTTTTCTCGGTGCCGAGTTCAACCCACCACCAATAGAACGTGTTGCCACCAGCCTGCCCCCGCTTTTTCTTCCGGACGCCAACGGACACGACAACAGCGCCGATCTCTTCGCCGATCTTCTTGCGCTCGATCAGTGCAATGTTGGCCGGGATGTAATTCGGCGTGGTCGGGTCGTCCACCCTGGCTGCGCGGTCCTTTGCGTCAATTAGAACGATTTCCATCGCATCCTTGGCGGCAGGGAGGGCCACTTTGTTGCGCATGCCTGCCGAAAGCTCTTTGAACTTGGCCGACAAGTCATCCGCGCCCTTGAGCTTGAACTGAATCCGATCACCCATCATTCACCCCCGCAGCGACCATCAGCGTTAGATATTCGATCCCGGAGTCTTTGTCGCTGAGCGGCGGGCCCATGATCGAGTAGATGGTTTCACCATGCAGAACCCGCATCGTTGCCAGCACGCCAGCGCGGTAGCGGATCTGTATTCGAGCGGTATATTCCCCTTGTACGGCCTTTGCCTCGACAAACTCTCGGGTGCTTAGCGGTTCAATTGAGGCGTACACGCGAGCGAATCGAACCCAGGCGCTCGTCATTTCCCCCGTCTGCTGATCCTGGACCGGCTCGTTCTTCTCGATAGTCACCAGGTGCCGCAGCTTTCCCAGTTTCATGGCAGGCTCGGTATGGTGTAAGGAGAAAGGAGCGAGTCGACACCCATCGGCAAGATGGACGGCGCACCCGTTGTCACGGCTTCACGGTTTTGGTCGAGATGCCCAAGCAGCAGCAGGACGGCCGAAACAATATCTTCCGGAACGACGAGATAACCCGCAGTGAATTCGATGCGCAGAGCCATTTCCTGCGCGATGGTCGCCGGCCAAGACTTGCCAGCGACCATCGAAATTCTGCCGATCAGGCCAAAGGGGTTAACCAGATAATCCGATTCGGGCAAGGTTTGCTCGACGCCAAAAACGTCGGTGTACTTGACCGATTCGACGCTTTGAAGCGGTGGAAGCGGTATCAGGATCGCCCCTTTTGGAAAGCAGTCCAGAATCAGCCGCCAGCTCTGTGTGGTCAGCGCCCGCTGAGTAATCTTCCCTACGCGCCGGCTCGCTGCGCGGATTCGAAGATTGACCTCGTCATCTTGATCGGTCTCATCCGGACCGATACGCAGATGCTGTTTGGCCTGCGCCAGAGTCACGGGCTGCTCGGTCGGTTCGATCAGAATTTGCAGCCCCATGGATCACTCCTCGCTTTCTGGGCTGTGCTCGATCAGCTCGGCACCCTGGGCCTTGCAGTAAGCCACCGCATCCTTGTGTGGATCGACACTGCCGGACTTCTCCAGCGACTCAGCCAAAGCCTGAGGAAAGCCGACCAATTGATCAGCGCGGTAATCGATGTCATCCAGGCGGACCGCCGTCAGGACGCGCACCGAAACCAAATCTTTTTTTGCTGCCATGATTTGAAGCCTCGCAGAGAAAGATGCCGGCGGACCGAGCCCGCCGGCCGGTGGGTATCAGGTCGCCGAGTGCTGGAAGTACTTCACCGCAGACGAATCAACCAGGTTGCCGCCGCTGCGCACGAACGCGAGGAAGCCGACCTGCCCTTTCGAGGCATACGCGCTGTCATCGAAGCGCATCAGGTTGACCTGCATGGCGTCGCGGATGATGTATTTCGACAGGTCGCCGTAAATGATCGACTTGGCATTCGCCGCCGGGACCGGCATGTCGTTGTTGAGCGCGACTTCCTTGCCCACCAGCAGATCCGGAGCGCCGGCAGTGATGCCCGCTTCGTAGCCAGGGGTCCAGATTGGACGGCCGGCGGTGTCTTTCAGCTTGCGCAAAACCTTGCGGATCGACTGGCTGAACATGAACTTGCAGTTGCCGCCCAGCTGGTAGGCCTCATCCACAGATTCCAGCAGGTCGATCAGATCGTCATAGGTGACGGTCAGGGTTTGGCCGGTGGCAGCAACCTTGCCAGACGATGCGGCGGTCACGATGCCGCGTGGCTGACCAGTGCCCGTGCCGGTGGTGAAGTTCTGGTTGGTGATGCGGCCGATCCGCTGAATGATGCGCTTGCGGATAAAGGCTTCGATGTCGACCGAGCTATCCTGCAGCAGCTCAATAGGGACGGTGATGATCTTCGAGCTGTACTTGAAGACGTTCAGGCCCACGGTGCCAAACACTGGGTCGGAGCCAGTTGCCTGGGCGTTTTCCGCCAGAATTTCACCGATTTCCGTGGTGCCATCCGTGGTCGGAAAGCTCAGCGCGTTGCCCGCTGCGGTAGTCAGCAACTCGGAAGTTGCACGCATACCGCCGAACAGTTTCAGCGAGTCGATCAGGCTGGCCGCAACCAGCGCAGGGACGGTATAACCGCCTTCACTGCCGGTGGTGGTGCTCATGGTGTTGTACAGCTTGACCGCCTGCTCAGCGCTCAAGCCTTTTTCGCCGCGACGAGTCCAGGCGTCGAAGATTTTCACGTCGGACAGCGGGTCATCGTTGGCTTTCTTGCCGTCGCGCTGGCTGTTGTCGACGAAGTGGTTCTCGGCGGCCAGATCCAGAACCTTCTGCTCGCGAGCAATGCGTCCATCAATGTCGGAGATTTCGCCGGTCAGGTTGTCGTACTTGGTTTGGTGCTCAGCGGTCCATTTCTGGTCCTTTGTATCGTCCATCAGCTTGCGGGCTTCAACAGCCATACCGTTACGGCGCTCGCGCAGTGCTTGAATGCTCATTCTGTATTTCTCCAGGCGTAAAAAAACCCGCTCAAGGCGGGCTGGATGTTTCGCGATGGCGCGAGGCCTAAGGCGCGATTCTTTCAAGCAGGGAAAGTCGACGCTCCAGGGCTTGGCGATCCACTGTCGGTTCTGGCGGGTCTGTCAAAGCTTTTGGCGCGTTGCCGTAAGCTGCCAGGTTCCAGTGATTCTGTGTTGCGGTCTTTCCTTCGGCGATACGGTCGACAAACCCGGCGGCTACAGCTTCGGCGGACGTCATCCAAGTGGTTGCGTCCATCATTGCCAGTATTTCAGCGGCGGACTTGCCGGTTTTGCGCTCGTAATCAGCGCTGATGCTGGCATCCACTTTATCGAGCAGATCCGCACCGGCCCGGAAGTCCTTGGCATTACCCATCTGGACAGTCCAAGCGTTATGGATCATGAAGAAGCCACCATCAGCGATTTCTACTTCGTCCGCTGCGAGGGCCACATAGGTGGCCGCCGACACAGCTTGGCCATCAATGTGTGCAATGACCTTGGCCGGGTGCTGACGAATCGCCATTGCAATGGCGCGGGCGTCGAATACATCACCGCCTGGGCTGTTAATGCGAAGGTGAATTACGTCGACATCCAGTGCGGCAAGTTGAGGAACGAAGTCTTTCGCCGACACGCCGCCATACCAGTCCTCTCCGATAATATCGTACAGGTAGACGGTCGCCTCCCGGCCGGCGTTATCGATGCGGAACTCGCGCTTCGCGTTCTGGTTATTCTGAAACAGTTGAATCAGGTTCATCTGGCTGAGCCTCAGGCTTATTGGTGGCGGGCGGTTTAGTGGCAACCGAAAGCGGCAGCGCATCGCCCCCCTCTACCGGCGGCAAATTTTTCAAACGACGGGCTTCGTTGACGGTCATCCAGCCCTGTGCACCAGGGCCGCCGAGCGACTTACCGATGACATCTGCTTCTGTTTTGCTGTCGCCGGCCAAAAGACCATCACGATTGAATTCGGTGAAATACCGCAGGGAGCGCGGCCACAGCTTGCGGTTCAGTTCCTGCTCGATACGGCGCAGATGCGGCCCCAAGGTGTAACGGACGAAACCGATAGACATCTGCTCGATGCCAGTGCCCCAGCTCGTCGACGCGGACGTCTCGCCGATCATGTGCGGAGGAGCGCCAAAGGCCCGAGCGATCTCAACGACCTGAAACTTTCGCGTTTCCAGAAGCTGAGCATCTTCAGCTGACAGGCTGACGGGCCTCACGTCGCCGCCATTCACCAAAAGCATCGGTTTATGATGATTATTTCGGCCGACGTACCGCTCGGTGAACTGATTGCGCAGCTGCTCCTGCTGAGCAGCGTCCGGCGAGATGCCCTCCGGGTAGGTGATAACCATGCTCGGGCTTGCACCGTTGCTGAAGAACTCTCCCGCAAACTCATCAGCCGCAAGAGCTGTGCCTACTGCTTGTCGGGCCGCGTAGCGAATCACTGACTCGCCCTTGGTGCCATCGAAGCCGAAGCCAGGGAAGTGCAGGACATCTTCAGCCTGAAGGCCGTAGTACTTGCCGTCATCACTGACGTAATAATGCAGAGTGTCGCCAACCTTCACGATATCTACGCATTCACGTGGGAGCGGCATAAATCTAACTGGGCGTCCATTTCTGTCGCGGACAATCTGAGCAAGCCCGTCACCGCGCAGAAGCATCGACGCAATCATCCACTCCCAGAATGAGCATGCGGTCAGCGTTGGGTATGGCGATTCGTTGAGCAGCCACCACAAGTCGTGATCGGCCTTCTTTCGCCCGCCGGCCTCGGTTCGCTCATAAATAGGCAGCGGCAGAAGGGCCACCGCGCCAGCAATCAATCGGCAACAGGCGTAGACAGCAGCGCTGCGCTTCGCGGTTTCGGTAGTGACAACAACGCCCGATGACGAAGGATTAGCGCCGAAGAAGTCTGCACGCTGCGAGCTGTCCATCTCGTTCCAGTTCATGGATCTGTCCCGGATCTGTACAATTTGCTCGCGAAGGTCCGAAACCTCCTGCTCAAGCTTTTTTGATTTACCGAAATTGAACATCACAGCACCAGGAAGAATTCATTTAGGGGCTGTTCTTGCCCGGAAATCGATACGCCCACGGCCATCAGCAGCGCGGCCATGTCATCGATCTTGTCTGCTGAGCGCTTCTTGTCCGGCGCCATATTCATGTTGTCGTCGCGCCTCGCAATCAGGTTTGAGGCGCACCAGTTCAGAATCATGTCGCCGCCGTGCGCCAGGTTGCCCGCGATGTAGGCCATTTCGAGCGCCTGCATGGCCGGGTGGTAGGACTTCGGCCCTTGGATGAATTCAATCATCGGTAACTCGGCAGCGACCAGCCTGTTGACCAGGTCACTCGCGTTCCACTTGTCGTAAGCGATTGCCTGGACATTGAAGCGCTCGCAGACTGCCTTTACGTCAGCCTCAATCACCGCGTAATCGGTTACGTCGCCTTCGGTCTGCTTGAGCAAGCCAGACTCGACCCACGATGCATAAGGGACGGTGCCGCGCTCGGTTCGGTAAGCCACTGAGCTTTCCGGTGCCCATCGCCAGCCATAGGTGTAGAGCACCCCGTCAACATTCCAAACCAGCCGGAATACGGTCATGTCCGTGGTCGACGCCAAGTCCAGGCCGCCCCAGCATGGATAACTTGCAAGCCAAGCCAGATCGACCTCGCCGGAGCAGGCCTGCCATTTATTCAGGTCTATCCAGCCATCGGCAGTGGATGCGGCCCGGTTCAGCCGCTTGATGCGAAACTCAGCCATCTTGGATGGCATTTGTCGCGCTTCTACCGCCTCTTTGCGTATCGCGGTCAGCAAGTGCGGGTTGGCATCCATCAAGGGGTTAGCCTTGATCCAGCACGCCTCGTCGAATTCGTCGTCCGCTTTGATGCCGAGCGCTTTGTCTTCGTCGTCTACCGCGTAGAAAACCACCAGGTAGTGATCAGCAGTCGTGCCAAACAGGCCAGACAGCAGCTTTTTAGCGAACATCCTGATTTCAGCCCACGGCCCAGGGTTCGTATATCCCTCGGTGGTCGTGAATAGCCACAAGGGGTTGCCCCGTGCGCCGGCTGCTGACTGCAAAACGTTGAGAAGGTCAGCGGTTTTGTGTGCGTGGATCTCGTCCAGGCCTACGTGGGATGGGTTCAAACCATCCTGTGTCGATGCTTTTGCGTGAATGGGCTTGAAGCTGGCCCCGGTTTCCATCCTTGTGATGGCCTTCGCCCAAACCTCAAGCCCGAAGTTCTCGCGAAGGTCAGCGTTCTTTTCGACCATTCGCTTGGCAGCGTTGAAGATGATCGCGGCCTGGCCAAAAGTCGTGGCCGCGCTGACGATTTGGGCGCCTTCTTCCGGCTCGCAGCATTCGCAATACAGCAGTACCGCTGACGACAGGGTGCTCTTGGCATTCTTCCGTGCAACGGCGAACAAGGCCGAGGTGAATCGGCGGGGATGGAATTTCCCATCGTCGCCCCAGCCTTCTGTGTAAACCGATTCGCGCTTGCGAAACCCGAACAGCTGCACGACAAAGAAGATGTGCGATGCGTGCATCACAATCGTCGGCTTTTCCCACTTACCCTCAACGTGGTGCAGCTTTTCGATAAAGTCGCAGGGGTCGTTGGCGTGCCATGGGTCGAACATGAAGGAGCAGTCTTTTTGCTTGGCCCGCTTCAGATCGTCAAGGAAGCGCTGAGCTGCCTGGCGTATCAGCTTGCCGTGACGCTTGCGCTTCTTGTCCGCCACCGCCGCCCGAGCGTAGTCCGTCGCGATCTTTACGAAATCACGCATCCCCGCTCCAGACTGGCCCTGCCAGATATTCGGTAATTACCTCTCTACTTTCGGCCGTTACCGGCGAACGCATTGCCCTTCGGTTTTTCTGAGCCGGACGATACTTTCCGGCGGCTGGCCGGTGTCATGCCGAATTCAGAAAACAAAGACTTGAGCGCTGTTGTCTCGGCGGCAGTTGCTTCCATCTCGGCCTTGGCCTTCTTCCTGAAGCACTGCCACGCGAAACAAAGTTGTTCGAGCGAGTACAGATCGACGACCTGCAGCACACGCGCGGCAACCAGTTGGCGACCGAGCGACTTCCACATTTCAGCGCCGTCCATGTTCAGGTGTTGCGGCGGGCCTGGAAAATCGTCGATCAAATCGAACTCTGGCGCGTCGGTCACCTCTCGATCTGGTCGAGTGGTACCGGCCAGGACCTTGAGGTGCGAAGCGGTTGGCTTGCGACCCTGGGTCATATTCATGTCCTATTTTCAGATATCTAATTTTGACGGCGCGAAAAAACGCCTCGGGCGCGGTCTGGAAGGGGAAAGGCCCAGACTTTCGACCTACCCCCTCCCTGATAGGTTTTCCCTATCGAAAATCGTCGAAATCGACCGAAAACCGCTGAATCGTGACCAGAATCACGCATTTCGTTCTCGTTTCGCCCGTTTGTTACCGATTTCGGACTCATGCAGCAGTCAGATGTCGCCAGCGGGTGCCATTCTTGATCCTGCTGACTTGGGCCTTGCTCACTCCCGTCATTGCTGCCACCTGAACCCCGGAAGCTCCGAGGGCAAGCTCATGCATCACCCTGGCTACGGTCGCCACGTTGAGTATTCGACCATTGCCGCTCGGGCTTACCAGTCGAGTGCCGTGACCAACAGCGTCATGGAAGTTGGATAGCTCCGTACCCCACGCGAGATTGCCAGGGCGATTGTTGGTTTGGTCACCATCAAGGTGCCTGACGAGATGACAGTCGGCTGGACAGCTACCGAGATACGCGGACGCAACAAGCCGGTGCACAAGCGTCTTGCGCTTGATCCCGTCGTCCGCAGTCACCGTAACGGTGGCGTATCCGTCCTCGTTGATGTATCCAGCGAGTGTCTTGCCATGCGCGTAGCGACGGGTCGATACGATCTTCCCGTCCGAGGTAGCGAAGTAGGCTGCATGCCCAGGTATCTGGATCATCTGGTTTTCCTCTTGTTGCCCCATCCGCCATCTTCTGTCGCTGTTTTCACCGAATGGCATGGATGACACAGGCCTTGCCAGTTCGACCGCTCCCAGAACAGCACCATATCGCCGCGATGCGGGATGATGTGGTCAAGGTCGGTTGCCACGGCAATGCGTCCTGCTGCCTTGCAATGCACGCAGAGAGGATGCTTGCGGAGGTAGCCTTCCCTCGCCTTCTGCCACTTGTAGTCGTAGCCACGTGAGGCGCTGGTGCCGCGCTCTTGCTCAGGGGGTAGATGCTGGGGAGTAACTGGTGCTGCGGGCTGGTGGCGCTTCGGCCTTACAGGCATGGGCTGCCATCGAGGTAAGTGGCCTGAGGCTGCTCACGCTCGACGATCTCTTCACCATCCTGCAGCTCTTCACCGTTGAGGATCTGAACCATCTGGCTTTGCTGCTGGGCCATCTGCTGCAGGATCTCGGTCTGCTTCATCTGCTCGGCCAGGATCTGGCTTAGCAATGAGTTGCTGTGCTCGTTCATACGCGATGGCGCTCCACTTCTTAATCCAGGCTCGACGCTGCTCACAACCAGAGCAGGCCATCAGTCGGCAGCTGCGGCTGTCGGCTTAGGCTCGATACGGATGTCACCCATCACGGCGACCTCATCAATCCGGTGAGTGTCCGGCAGTACGCGAAGCGGTTGGGTGGCGATGACCGCGATGCCCAGCTCGGTATCGGCATAGGTGACATCAGCACGCTCAACCCCATCAATGAAGACCAGGCGTGGCCCGCGACCATCCGCCAGCGTGTGGACTTGCTCCTGCTTGAAGTAGTCCACCTCTGCTTTGGCGCTATACATTGGCTGTCACCCGCTTGATCTGGGCAGCAAGCAACTGATCCAGGTGGCGGCCCATACGGTCATGTAGTGCGCTGGCCCGCATACCCTGATCGAGACGCTTGGACAGATCAGCCATGGATTCACGCTCATCGCGCATGATGGCAGATGTAGCTGCAATGGCCTGTTCGAGAGGGTCAACCTCCACGACATGCATAGGAGCAGACCCGACGTCGCCGAGGCTTTTCCAGAATGCTCCCAGGGTTTCCTCCATGTGCAACTCTGGACCGAAGTCGCCGCGCATACGTCGCGGCTCATTGAGCGGAGTGAATGCCACCTCATCAATCTGGGCGCAATCACTAATCCCCGAGATTTCGCCACCAGCGAGGAAGAGCAAGATCAAACCCTGCTCCTCTGCAATCGCAGTGAGCTTGGAGAACAGTGCTTCGTGCTGGGCGGCATCGAGCGTCACCGGGTGGGAGACGATTAGGACTTTCTTCTTCATGGGTTACTCACTCGACTGTTGCGTTAGGCCAGATGCCCTGGGCGAATGCCAGTGCTCCAGCGTGGTCGTGGTCTTCTTGCATGATCATTGGGAATGGCGGGTAGCCTGGCGTGTGTACGCTCCAGGACTTCTTCACTTGAACACCGGCTTCAGCCCGCGCAATGCGGTGGCTGCTACCTTGTCGTAATCCGGATCCATACCGGTCAGTTCACTGAACAGCTGGACGCCATAGATGTAAGGCATCACCCACCATGCACGCCTGATAGTGATGGTCAGGGTCACGCTGGCCATGGTTCTCTCCGTGCGCGCCACGAAATGGCGTATGTGAAATCGTGGCGCGGGCTATCTAGCCTGAGCCGCTGAGTAAGCAGCTTCACAGGCGAGGCCAGCTATTCGGCTTCGATCAAGCGCTGCTGCCAGGCTTCCCGCTGTTTCGTCAGCGCTTCGACGCAGCTCGGCGAGCACGACGGTAAGGTCGGCTCTTGCCTTGCCTCCGACGGGAGCCGGGGCAGTACAGGGCTTTCTGGCGGCGAGCAGATCGGTGATACGTTGCTGCAAGCTGTCAGCGCGGCCATCAGCAATAGCGACAGCAGCCGTAACGTGCTCGGTCTTGGCTTTCGCATCGCTGGCAACCTGATCAATGTCTTTGGTTATTTGGCGCTGTAGGCGCAGGGTGTCGGCTAGAGAGGTGGCCTTTGCTTGGGCAGTGTCACGTTCCAGCGTCACCGCAGCGCGATCAGCCTTTACGCTGTCCAGTTGCAATGCGAGAGATCCGGCAGATCCCAGCAGAGCGAGGATGATCCAAGCCCAGATCGGCACCAACTTGAAGGCGGCGATCATGGGCTTTGCCGCTCTACCGCCTCATTGACCTTTTCGGCAGCCTTGGTCGCGGTGTCTGCTGCCTGTACGGCGCTGACCGATGCCTCTTGCACCTTTGCTGCGGCGTCTTGAGTCTTCTCGGCGAGAGTGGTCAGGCGTAGATCACGCTTGCCCAGGGCGGCGTCATATGCAGCCCTGACCTCTGCAAGTTGCTTGGTCTGCTCGCTACTTGCCGACCATACGCCGGCCTGATACCCGAGGGTTAAGCATCCAACGGCCAGCAGGATAGCGATCACCCAAACCTCGGCGCGCTTCCACCAATGGCGGGCGATGAAGTTGATCGAGCACTTTTCCATTAGTTGTGACCTCCGAGCTCGGTACGCAGGCGGGAAATTTCCTGGCTCTGCGATGTGACCTTGTCGGTTAGCTGAGCGACCTGGCTGGTCAGGGCATCAATGCGCCCTTCCATCCTGCCAACCGCTGCAGCGAGTTCGTTACGTTCTTTGGCGAACTGATCGGCTCTGGCTTCGGCGGCATTTGCTCGCGCGCGCTCCGTGTCGAGCAGTTCATTCAAGCGCCGGACAGTGCCGATGTCGGCGTTATCCATTGCCCGGTCAGTGGCGTCCTTTGAGAGGAACTTCCTCAACCACAAAAACCCGCCAAGCAAGACGGTGCCTGTACCGCCCAGCCAGGTGAATGTGCCTGGGCCAAGGTCGGTAGGGTCCATCTGCTGCTCCTGAATGCAAAAAGCCCCAGCAGATGCCAAGGCTTGAAATAGGTGTGCGTGTCTTTCCACGCCTGTCCGCCAGAGCCGCCCCGGTGTAACAGAGGACTGAGCTCCCTGGCTGCCGGTGTTCTTTCAAAACACGTGACGACCGGCTATACCGTGTCCAGGCCCACCCGAAGGTCCACCCTGGCTATGGCCACTACAAAAATTGGCGGAAGGTGAAAGAGTCGAACTCTTACCGTTACCGATAGCTCCGGGTTCAAACCGGATTGCCCACCACTGAGCGCCACCTTCCAAAATAAATACCCCGGATGAAACGGGGTGTTCGGCGCCGGCCGCGTAGTCGCAACCCAAACGCCTATCTGCGCCCGCAGAGCAAGGAGCCGGGGCTTTCGCCTTGATTCACAACGTGAACCCTTGCTGGATCTGCCGATTGCACAAAATTCAGATACAAAAAACCCCGCGCTTGGCGGGGTTCTTCTATCGCGTCATCGCCGCCGTGATCCGGTAATCGCCTCGGCGGTCCTTTTAATCAGATACTCAAAGAGCTCTTCAAACGTCGGCCCAATGAATCCGTCTCCAGCCCCTTCAACCGGCCGAACTAAAAAGCCTGCAGGGCTCTTAGTGATGGTCAAGTTGTAAGTGAACGCAGGCCCTGGCTCGGAAGCGGCGCTAGAAGCAAACCCAAGACATAACGCAAACTCAATACCGTTTCCCAGTTTCGGTAGCGCGTCAACGGACCACTTGAGGAGGTCGCCATCCTCGTCCATTTTCCCGACAGTGACTGCTGGCTGCTGACGTCCACCAACCATGATCGGCTCACTGCCAACACCAAGATACGTACTGAAATCAGCTTTAACACGCTTGATCATCTGGCGTAGCTCATCCCAATAGACCTCATTGGCATGCGCGACCTCATTATAATGCGACGTCAGCTCGGCATATTTTGACATGGCCTTCCTATCCTTGAGTTTGGGTGGAAGGCACAGTGCCATAGGTGACGGATATTTACAGTGTAAAGATCAACGTAAGGCATAAAAAAGCCCGGCTCAAATATGGCCGGGCTTTTCGTCTAACTGTCTGCGTGTCGCGCTGGTACAGCTGAACACCGTGCCATGAAAACAGGTCTTTATCTGTACGGAAAGACTTATTTACGCGGCATTGGCAGAACGATCCATGTTCCCGTCAATCCAGGCCACGCCAGCCTTGATCAGCTCCCAGGCCTTGCGTTCAGACATGTTGTTCGCCCTGGCAATACGATTGGCTGGCCACTTCGCCCCGAAGTAATACCAGACGAAATCCCCCATCTGCTGTTCCCGTGCGGTCAGTCTGGCAAGCGTGCCGTCCACGATCAGCGCCACGTCGTCAGTGATGACGTAAGTCTGAGAGCTTGGCGTCGGGTTGAACTGATCCATGACCGCCCCGAGCTGCGAAACGTACCGGGGAACACCCATCCCCGACATGCGCCATGAGCCCCACTGCTCCAGCAGATACTCAGTGTCGCCCAGTGGTTTGTCGATGTACGTGCGCTTCTTCATGCTGCTTTCCTCGGAGTGGGTTCGTTCATGCCGAAGAGTTCTTTCAGCAGCTTTTCAGCGATTTTGCTTTTGGCGTTGCCTTCGTTGATCCAGAGGCGTGCGAACTCCTCGAAGCCCAGGCTTGCCCGTGATGCATGCCAGTCAGCAACAATGTCCATGAATGCAGCTGATCCAATCCGGCCGTTGGTCTTTTCCAGCAGTTGCCGGTTACCCAGCTTCAGGAACTTGCATTCGATTGCGGTCAGGCTCTTGCGCGGCAATGCCGCAGTGACGTTACTCATGATGTTTTCTCCCCTTGGCGCGCTCGGAGAAAGGTCGGCCCATCTCGACCGCCTCCTGACTGAACTGGCGGTTACCATCGAAGTTGACGAAGCGGGCGAACTGCCCTTGGCGCTGAACCAGGCATGACCCGGCCGGAGCTTGTCGCCCCTTGTCGAGGATCAGCTCCGAGACGCCGTTTTGCCCCGCCTCGCTCTCTGGGTCGTGATGGACCAGCAGCACCAGATCGGCGTCCTGCTCAACTTGCCCGCTGTCACGAAGATCGCTCGCTTGAGGTTTCTTTCCGACACGCCCGGTTGAATTCCGGTTGAGTTGCGCCAGCACCAATACCGGCACACTCAGTTCCTTCGACAGGTTCTTCAGCGCGATGGAGATTGCGCCCACCGATTCCGCTCGGTTTGCCGCCTTCCGGTCGGAGCCGATCAAGCCCAGGTAATCGACCATCAGGATGTCCAGCCCCTTCTCGCGCTGGAACTGAAGCGCCTCGGATCGGATGCGCCCGATGGTCATGCCTGGCTCGTCGTTGAGGTACAGCTCAGCGTCACGGATCTGGCCGACAGCCATGCCGATGCGCATCCACTCCTCGTCTCCAAGCTCCTTGGCGTTCTCCATGCGGCGCAGATCCACTCCGCCCAATGACGCAATAGCGCGGGTGGTGAGTTCGGCCTCGCCCATTTCCAGGCTGTAGATCAGCCCCACGCCTTTCCCGTTGACGGCAACGCTCTGCATGATCTGCAAGCCAAGCATGGTTTTGCCCGACCCAGGCCTGCCGGCGATTACCACCATGCTCTTGGGGCGCAGGAAGCCAATCAGGTTGTCCAGTTCGGTCAAGCCCGTGGAAAGCTTGGGCGGTGACCGGTCGTTGACATGATCATCCATCCCATCGAGGACGACCGGAACCACCTCGCTCATGCGCTTGTAACCGGTGCGCGGCGCCCGTAGGTCGCGCAGGTCAGCCATGGATTGCTGAGACGCGGCGATAACATCACCAAGCGGCTCGCCATCCTCAACCCGCTGAGCCGTGATTTGCCCGACGTTGATGATCGCGCGAACTACCGCCCATTCGTTCACTTGGGTCGAGTACGCCTTCCAGTTGGCAACCGACGGCACCTTGTGGCTGATCTCTGCCGCGTAGGCCATGGTGCTCTGTCCGCTTGGCAGCGTCCGCTGGATCGACCCAACGGTCACGGCGTCCACCGGCATTTCCCTTTCAAGACAGTCCTTGATGGCGTCGAACAGCGCCGCGTTATCTGGATGGTAGAAGTCGGCCGACGAGTGCCTGGCCACGATGTCATCGACCAGACTGCGATCCTGATTCAGCGATGCCATCATGATCGCGCCAAGTACGCCATGCTCCGACTCTGGGTAGTACATCTCGCGTGAAATCATCATGCGCGCCCCCTTGCCGACGCCCAGGTGAAGCCAGCCAACAGCGCTCGGTTCTCGCGTAGGCGGTCCAGCGCACGGTCGCCGATGTACTGGCCGAGGCCTTTGGCGTCCATATTCGAGATCACCATCGACGGCTTGATCAGTTGATATCGCCGGTCGATCACTTCGTGCAGGACACCCAGCTCGTAGGCGGTGCCCGCTTGGGCGCCAACCTCGTCGATGATCAGCAAGTCAACACTCGCCAGCTCGTCGATCACGTCACGCTCGGTGTAGGCCGCCCCTTTGGTCATGACGCCCTTCGATACACGAATGATCTCGGCGGCAGAGACGATCAAGGCTGTCGCCGCCAGCTCGGTTATCAGGTGCTTGGCGATTGCGGCGGCAAGATGCGTCTTCCCGGTCCCGAGATTTCCCAGCAGCAAGAGGTTGCGGCCGTCGCGATAGTGGTCCTCGAAGCCTTGGGCGTATGCCCGGCAAGTTTCCAGCGCCTTGACCATCTCGGAATCGCCGCCGTTGGTGCGGTAATTGTCGAAGCGGCATTCAGCAAACCGGGGAGTGATGCCCGAGCCTATGAGCGCACTGTTGAGGCGTTCGGCCTTCTGGCGAGCCAATGCCAGCGCGTGCTCACAGCTGTCGTTCGGAGCGGTGTTCAGGTCGGCCCAGTAGCACCGACGGCAGCCTTGGGCGGTTACCGATCCGTCGAACTGCTCAACGTGAGCGAATTCGACCTTTCCGTGCTCTTGGCATTCACCGGCGACCATCTGAACGGCTGGCTGGCGGATGAAGTTAGAAACGCGGCTCATCACTAGCCCCCTTGTACATTTCCGGCGTGTGGGCTGGCAGATCGCGGAAGTTGGACAATTGCTTGCCTGACTTAGCACCAGCACCAGGCACCTTGGATAGCCGAGATACCAGCCATTCAGTTTTAAATCCCTGCCAGCCAGCTGTCATCGCTTCGGCCAATGCTTTGTCAGCGTCGATTCCGGCTGCGCGGCATTCATCCAGTTCGGCCAACACCGTCTTCCAGATAGTTGCGTTCAGCGGTCCTTTCTTCTTGCGAGATTGGAAGTAGTCGCGGGCGGTTTCCTCGCTCAGATCGGAGGGCTTTGTTTCAAGCATTTGGTCGACAGAAAACACGCCGCTTTCCTTCTTGCGTTTCTTTGATGGTTCACTTGATGGTTCTATTACGGTTCTGGGTGCAGGAGGTTCGGGGGTGTGGTGAACCTCCTTCGGGGGTGGTGGTGCATCAGCTTCGGGGGTGGGTGAATCTGGTTCGGGGTGAACCACGTTCGGGGGTGAATATGCTTCGGGGGTGATTGTGTACACCGTGGAACGTCCCGTTCGAGGCCGAACAGTCATCAACTTCACGTCGCAAAGCCACTTAATTGATGCCTGAACTGCACGATCAGAAAGGCAAGTCCGCAATGCAATCTTGGTCACAGAAGGCCAGCAAACACCGTCGTCATTCGCATTATCAGAAAGGCTGATCAGGACTGCTTTCTGAGTGGGGCTCATGTGCTGGAGAGGCCAGCACAAGCTCATAATGATTGTGCTCATGCGCGCTCCCTCCGCAACCGCTCGATATAACCGGGCGGGTACAGGTTTTTCTCGAACCACAGCGGGTTGTGACGGTTCATACAGCCTGGCTCGCGGGCTTCTTTTGCCTCGTCGGAATCCCAATCGGAATACAGCTCGCCGTCGCCCTCAACTGCGCGAATGATGTCGATCAGGGGTCCACGGAAGAATTCTCGGGATTCCGTGACGCGGCGGCCTGCCAGAGCTAGGTGGACTTTCTTCTCCCAAGCGAAAGCGCCGTCGACTTCACCGTAAAAAACCACGCTGTACGGTGCGGGGACGCCGGTTCCGCGAGAAAGCTCAATTGCCCTTCGGTTAGGTGAATGGTCGGTAGCGCCGACCTTATAGACGCCTGGCATTGCCTCGTTGGCCAATATATAAACGAATCCGAAGCTGCTCATATGTCGAGCTCCCCGGTCACGCGCCGAACGAAGTCGTCATAGTTTTCAGCCATGACGAACCCGGCCTGCTCCAGCATTTCACGGTGAGCCTTCGCGCCGCTGTACATGAGCCAGCGCTTTTGCTCCGGCAGGTCTTTAAACGCGGCGTAGGTTGGCCATGGCCCGACAATAACGGGCGCAGCCTGGGCTGACCCGCCGTTCTGGCGGGGTAGGTCTTGGGGGTTGATAGTTTTCAATGCAGCACCTCCGCCTTGACCTGCACCAGCTTCACGCCAGCGAAAGGGGAGCCGGGCCCAAAGAGGTCAGGCAAATCCTCTTTCGGCGCAGTGCGAATCCAGTGGCAGGTCGCGGCAAAGCAGGCCTCGTAAAGTGGACCGCCCTCGCCCCATCCGTCAGGGTTTGGGCCTGAGCTGTTTTCCATCCGAGACACGTAGATGAGTTCAGCCAGGCCGCGCGCGCCGCCCCGCAGGTCGATACTGGCGCGGTGAACAGGGTTGACGCCGATGAGGTCGCATACACCATCGAACCCCAGCGCGTCGTAAGCTCCCTCTCGGTCATGGAGCACCATTTGACCAATGCCGATCAGTACCGGCTTGATACCATCCATCTCAGCGGCGCGGTGGCTATCGGCTTTGGCCTTGAGCTCTTCGATCTGGTGTGTCGCAGTTGGCATGCTGGCTTGCAAAATCGCAGCTTCGCGCCGGAACACCCTGCGCTCAGACCAAATTTCTTTGCGATGCCGGACAAGGTTTCTGACCGCGTGCTGGATCAGGATGAATTGCGTGCGATGTGATACACCCGGCTTTGCGCTGATGTCGGCGATTTTTCGAGCGGTTGCAACAGTCATTTTGAGCATGTGAGCTCTCCTTCATCGCCGAACAGGTCAGCCAGATTAATGTCGTAAACAGCCGCCCAAGCGGCGGCAGGCCAGGCTTTAACACCCTCGGGATAGCGCTTATCGGGGACGATTTGAGGGGTGACGCCGTTGGCTTTGCACCAGCGCCGCAGATTGACGAAGCTGAAGCTGCGCTTGAGTGCTTTCTCAACCTTGAGGATGGTGGCGTGGCGGGCGCTGAAGCCGAGTTCGTCACGGAGACGGCCGGCCTCACGCACGGCTGCGCTGGCCGTTGCCATCGCGGTCGCTTCCCGGCGACTACCGATCTCGGACTTGGTCGCGATGGCGTGGTCGCGCTGCTCAATCGCAGCCTGTTCTTGCCGCTTGGAATCCAGCAAGTGTTCCAGCGCTTGGATGTAGTTTCCAGGCAGCACGGCGGATCGCTGCTCTTCAAGTTCGTTGAGTCGAGCGAGAACTCGACGGCGGACGCCCTTTGATTCGCGCATCGCCACCAGCTTGCACTGGTCGCGAGTCAGGTCGTAACAGTCCATCAAGACGCCGCTTTGGGGGTGTGCAATTTTTTTGCATACCCCCAGCTCACCCGACAACTCGTCTTCAACTTTGGCTGTGAACTGGTCATTGCGAACTTTGGCCTCCCCAGCCTCGGCGCGCATATCGTTGATCAGGTCGCGCAGATCGACACTGGTCATAGTCAGCTGATTGGTGGTGATCAAGTTCATTGGCTGGCCTCCCCGCCCTGCGGTCCTGGGAAAACCTTCTCCTCAACAGCTGTTACAGATCCGTCATCGCGCAGAGAGACAAAGATGTTGCGTCCCACCCGCAATGCCTTGCTAATTGCCGCCTGCTGGACACCCAGCTGTTTGGCAGCGGCGTGCTGACGACCCTTCGAGAATTCTTTCAAGGAAAGCCGCGCCACGTTTTTGATATCGTCATTTCGTGGCGCGGATTCATCGCCGCCAGCAATAAGGGCATCGAACTCACCAATGGAGCTCTCAATGCCAGGCAGGGCGGTGTCGCTCAAGAACTGACACAAGGTGACGAGTTCAAAGTTGTCCTTACCGTGGGTCGTGTTGAGCGCCATGGCTCGGGCGACTGCGCCGATCCAGTTGAGATAATCCCGAGCGACGCCGAGCTGAAAGCTGGCTTCTTCAGCGAGATCAGGGATGGACTTTGCTGGTTTCGCTTTGTTAGTGGTCATTTGGCGACCCCTTTGTGCGGGAGGTTCTGCAACTTGTAATTAGCCGCTGCTGCCTCTTCGCCGATATTCATCGACAAAAGTGCAAGGGCGCTAATCAGCCAGCCGGAGCTCCTTGCAAGATCCTCCGTGAGTTCGCCATGAGCCGATGCGTGAACCATGAGTTCGCCGATTGCGGCAACACCATGCAGCACGCAGATAGTGAAGTTCTCGGCAGCGTTTTCGACTGCTTGCAGTTGCTCAACCTGTTCAGCTGTAAGCGTTGCGCCAGGCTTCGAGCACGATGGAAATTCACGCTCAACACTGACGAGAAGGTCCGACCACTTAGGCGCGCTCATTGTCCCGCCTCCGCGCGCTGGCTCTTCTGCACCGACCAAATCAGGGCGCTTACCGTTTCCGCAAGGAACGCCAACGTTTTCACGGAATCGCAATAAACCATTTCGCCTATGTTTACCGAGTCGTGCATGTGATCGCATATCTGACCCAAGCCAGACGATAGGGTCTTGGCCTTTTGAAGCGCGTCAGCGGCGTCAATTCCCGCGACTACTTCCAGCATTTGCGTGCCTTTATTGTCGATGGGGGTCTCACAAAAACCGGTTACAACCGTGAGCAGGGCTTGCACTGTTTGTGGGGTGATGCTATTTTTCGGGTGCATGAAATCGTCCTCTAGACGAAGAAGTTCAAAAAAGTCCATTGGCGTGGACTGGTTAAAAAGGCTCAGCTAATGCTGGGCTTTTTTGTGTCTGCAATAACTCAGCTGGACACAATTTCAAAACCCTATATGTGGGGTTGCTTCATTTCCCGCTCCTTAGCAGAACGCGTATTCACGGCCAAAGGAAGGGCCGGAAAAGGGCCTATTGCCATATGGTCCAGTAAACATTGACGATTATCTTTATCTATTAATGAATGTCGATTCATAGCCTGCAACCTGTCTGTCCACTGGATTTATGACCAGTGGAATGGACCACCTGTTGGTGAGTTGGTTGAGGGCGTATCGTTTGATTCAAGGTCGCACCGAGTTTCGTGCTATTTGAGCCCTTGGCTTTTTTTGGCTGGGACCAGGGCAAATCGGGACGTAGATCGAAGCGAGTCACTGCTCCGCCGGTGGCTTCTTCAATCTGAAGACAGCGCTCTGCAGTTATGGCGCGGTCGCCAGAAGTCAGCCGAGACAGGTACGACGAGCTGATTCCAAGCTGCAGGGCGAGTTGTTTCCTGCCACCGCGTGGCAGCTCGGCCATGTACTTCGTAAGCTCCATGTTCCTTTACCTATTGGAATACTTGGTACGTAGGTTAACCAGATTACGTACCAAATCAAGGTAATTTCCCCAATGGGAAACAAAAGGTATAGTTTTGGTATGGATATACGCGAAATACGACGATACAACCTTCGGCAACTCGTCAAGACTCGATACGGTGGGGTTACCGCGCGCTTGGCTGAAAAGATAGGCCGCCAAGCTTCTTACGTGGCTCGAGTTCTGTCGGATAATTCTGAGCACGCTCGTAATATCGGAGAAAAACTGGCCCGCGAGATTGAGGAGGCTTGCGATCTCCCTGTCGGGTTCCTGGATGAACTTGAAGATGATGAGTACGTACTGCCAACCAGAATTCCCAATACTGCACCTCGCGCCGGAATGTGGAGCGAGGTCGCGAAGATTCCTTGGATAAATCTAGGCTCCACTATGGGGTTAAGCGTTGATCCTGCTGAATCAAGCCGGGCCTTTAGCTCCGTCACGCTGCGTACGTCTTGGCTTAGACAGCTTCCGTCCATAACTGACCCCACCAACATACGGCTTATCACTGGCGCCGGGGATAGCATGCATCCGTCCATCTCACATGGCGATTTATTGCTGGTGGACATTGGCATAACCCCAACGCTTTCCGACGGCGTCTACGTATTCACGATGGCCGACCAGGTCTACATAAAGCGGCTTCAGCGGGAGCCTGATGGTTTCCGTGTCCTTTCAGATAACCCCCGCTACCGGGAGATTTTGGTCCCCGCAGCCGAGCAGGATGTTATTCAAGTGCACGGCAGAGTCGTCTATTGCTGGTCAGGAAACGATTTCTAAACGCATTGAACACAATGAGCCCGCCATGTGCGGGTTTTTTTGTGGGTTTAATTTACCAAAAGGTATTGACCATTCTTTTCCATTTGGTATTCTTCGAACCATCGCACACCAGCACGGAGCTTTCAGAATGAACCTTTCAACCACTATCACTGCCCACGGCATCACCGGCTTTCTTGGTCGTGGCGCCGCGCCGCGAGAGCTTGAGTGCTTACTGGAAATTGCAGCAGGTCATTCGACGAAATCAGCAGCCAAGCAACTGGGATGCACGCCAAGCACAGTTGAGAAAGCGATCGAGCGCGCCTTCTTCAAACTGAAAGTTTCAAGTCGGGCAGCATTGGTCGCCGAAGCGTTCAAGCGCGGATTGATCAGCTTCGCCTGTACTGCCAATCCAAACCCTGAAGGCCACGAAAACAATGATCTCAACCAGGGCGTATTCGTTGCGTAAAGCGTGCGCAGCGGCGAGCCCATTCGGTGGTTGGGTTGTCCGGTGCTTATGCCCAGCAAAGCGACATGGAGTCGCGATTCACGACCCCATATAGCGGAGACAAATAGCATGACCGATCTGATTTTGACTGAAGACGATTATCGTCAGATGGTGCAGCCCGAAGATGGGAAGCCAACAACGGACTCTTTAAAGGTCGCGGAGAAGTTCGGCAAAAGGCACGACACCGTTCTCCGAGCCATCGACAACCTGAAATGCTCTGCGAAATTTAATCGCCGCAATTTTGCGGAGATCTCCTACTTGGATGATCGCGGTCGAAGCCAGCGCATGTTCACCATGACGAAGGATGGTTACATGTTCCTGGCCATGGGATTTACGGGTGAGAAAGCAGCGGCTTGGAAAGAAGCGTTTATTGATGCATTTAATTGGATGGCTGAAGAGATCCAAACGCTCAACCTTTCATATGAGCAGCGCCGCAATCATTTGATGGCTGAATATCAGCAAGAAAAAGGCTTGGCGAGTTTCGCCGGAAAGACAATGCGTCGCTGGCAACTTAAGAAGCCGATGATCGAGGGCAAGTTGATGGCGATTGACCACGACGGGCAACATATCCTGCAGCTTCATTAGTCGACGCAGGGTTTATCGATTTCAAATAGCTAAACCCCACGAGTAACACCTCAACTTTAAAAAACGCCAAGTTATCTGGCGCGCCACCGGCTTGTCTGAAATTGGAGAAAGTAAATGTCAGCAATTAATCAACAACGCGTCACGGTGGTGCTGAAGCCCCGCCCAGACGAAGACTTGAGCGCCGCCATGTCATTCCTGACGCTCGGCTCAACCGTCCAGATCGGCCGAGTAGGCGCTGTCGTGGCATCGATTGGCGAGGGTGATCAGCTGCATGAGGTTGAGCTCCTTCAAAACCAGGTCACTTTGGCAGAGGCAGCGATGCGGCGTGGGGCGCTGATGCACGACGAAAGTCATCTGCCTGCACTGCAGCGCGTGATCAGTGAGGTGCCTGGGCTTTACTTGGAGGTGTCTGACCAGATTAAGCAGAAAGCCCTGGACGACGGCGATAGTGAAGAAGAGGCAGAACAGAAAGCTGGCCAGGCTATCCGCACGCTGATCATTTTCAAGAAACGCCTGGAAAAGCTGCTGGAACCCGATCTGCTAACTACCCAAACGCCGGGTAGTTTAATTACGGAAAATCCCGTAGTTGCCGAATCCGTCCACATCGACAAGCGAGTCAAGGCAGCGGTCGCCGAGACATCGTTTCTGACGATCGTCTTCAAGCTTCCAACCCTCAGCGCCGCCGCCCCGTTGATTGCTCAACTCCCGTACGGCCAGAAGGCCCTGGGCACAAATGCCGAGGTGTTCGGTTTGACCACTGGCAACCTGATGGAGTCCATGCAATGAAGCGGACGATCATCACGACACTGATAAGTCTTGCGCTCAGCGCGGCACTGGTTTCCGGCATGCCCGACCTGCACGACTTCGCGTTCTATGTGGCCGTTTTCGTCAACGTCCTTGGCTGGTTTGCTGTGCTGAGCGACAGCATCAAGGGCGATGTCGCGAGCAACCTTCGAAAGCATGCATGGATGAGCGCTATTACTTCGGCGATCCAGCTCAGCGCGATGATCTTCTCAGGGCACCCAGTCTTGGCGGCGTCGTACTTCCTCGTATCAGTCGCGATGGTTGCTCTCGCTTTTGGTGAGAAAAAGGAAGCGCCATGCAAGCCTTGAAGCGCCGCACGATCTCCCCCGCCGCTCTGCCTGCCATCGGCCAGCCCCTTGCCGGTGGGTTCTACGCCGGTCGGTTGTTCTTCGCAGGATCTGAATTGGCGGTCGTCGATGCAGGTGCCGAGTTTGAGATTCTGTCGCCGTGGGGTGGTCGTTCCGGGCCTCGCCTACATGTGCGTGGCGCGCAGTCCTACGAAGATGGCTTAAGCAACACCGTGGCCATGGCAGAGGCTGGCAGCGAGATAGCCAAGAAAGTTCTCGGGATGGTGATCCGTGGCCATCGCGGCTGGCACATACCGGCCTTGCGCGCGCTGGAGCTTATGCGCTCCAACCTGCCCCAACTCCCAGAATGGGAGCAATACAGCGGCAAACAGGCATTTGGCGCAAGGCACAGTCATCACAGCCACTGGTCAAGCACGCAGAAGTCGGCGGGCAGCGCCTGGAACCTCACGATGTATCCGTGGTGCACGCCGAACACGAATTGGGCAAAGGATGAAAAGTGGATCCGCCCGGTAAAAGTACTGCTGATCAAGCCGGAAGCCTTTGTGCATGAGCCGTCGACCGATATTGCTACGAACGTAGCAGTTACCGACCTCGGCGGATTGAGCGCCAGCCCCGCTGTAGCTGAGGTGCTGGGCCAGTTCATCAACGAAGACACCGGGCGCTTTTACGGTCGCACCGATGATCTGCTGGCCCAGTTAGCCGCAGTAGCCGGGGAATCCCGCCCATGAGCCAGATCGAGCGCTTCGGAATCAACACCGCCGGCCGTGACTTTGCAGTCGGCGATATCCATGGGCATTTCACCATGCTCCAGGCTGCGCTGGACGCAGTGAACTTTGCGCCAACCGTCGACCGCCTGTTCAGTGTCGGCGATCTGATCGATCGCGGGCCTGAGTCTGATCAAGTCGACATCTGGCTGGCCAAGCCTTGGTTTCACGCCGTGCGCGGCAATCATGAGCAGATGGCGGTGGAGGCGCACCGGTTCGATCCGCACGGTAACGGCAACATCAAGATGACTCATCTGGAGAACGGTGGTACGTGGCTTTACGGCCGGTCGTCTGCGGAGATTCAGTGCTTCGTGGACCTGTTGGCCGACTTGCCCCTTGTGATTGAGGTCATGACCAGCGCGGGACTAGTTGGCATCGTTCACGCCGACTGTGCTTACCAGAGCTGGAAGGAATTCACCTGGGCGCTTGTGAATGCAGGGCCAGCGGAGGCGGACCACCTTCAGGCCGTGGCGCAATGGTCACGTCAGCGCATCACGGCAGAGAACTATGAAGGCGTCAGCGACGTCCGCGCCGTGATCGTTGGGCATACACCTGTGCGCCAGCCTGCAGTGCTGGGCAACGTCTACCACATCGACACCGCCGCTTGGATGGGTGGCCACTTCACGCTGATCAATCTGGCCACGCTCGAATGCACGCCAGCGATCAATCAGAAACTGCATTGGGATTGGGAGGAGCAAGCATGAGCACCCACACACCGGCCGGCACTCGCTTCGTCATCGCCAACGACTTCATGAAGCTCGGCGACCGCCTCATTCGCTTCGGCCAGGCGCTGCAAAACCCGGACACCACCGTCCAGCAACTGACGAGCTTGGCCGGCTCGTGCGGTATCGCCCTCAAGCTGCGCGCCGTCGCCGAGTCTGGAGCGCCAACAGATGAGCAATAACACCAAGCTCAAAATCCTGTGCCAGCGCCTGGCGGCGCAGGAGTTCGATTCAATCCACGCGGCCGAGATGGCTCTGGAGCAGTTCGAGAAACTGACGACGCCTGCAATGGTGTTGGGCCTGCTGACTGACGAGGCCGGATACCGGCAAGGCGCTTCGGTTGAAGCTCGGGCTGCTGACGAGGCACGGGCGGAAGTGCGGCGGCTGAAGCTGGACAACATCGAGATGCGGGAAGCGCTGACAGAAAAGCTGATCGACGCAACCACATTAAGTGGCGCGATTATCAACACCGACGGCCTCACGCTGGGCGCTGAAGGTGGTATCTGCAAAATCATGGCTGACGCCTTCGGCCAGATGCTCTTCGAGGGCGACGTCGTCAATTACATCGAGGCTTATTTCTCCAGCAGCAAATATCCCGAGATGGGCCAGATCGTGGTCACGGTGAAAAAGGAGACGGGAAAGACGCCGCATGAATTGCGCCTCGCGGCTGAGCAGGAAGGCGAGAGACTGCTTAATGCTGTGAAATTTGCAGCAGAGGCATTCGGAAAAATTACCAGTTCTGATGGGTCAGGGCATGCAGATCTTGGCCTGGCAGTACTACGCATCGCGGGCTTGCCTGTGACCGATCGACCCGCCGCCGCGACAAGTTCGGAGAGCGCACCATGCAAAATCTACTAAAAGGCCAAGCAGAGTTTGAAGCTGAGACACTGGAGACGGGCGTCAAGGCATATCACGGCTATCTGCAAACCTGCTCGATGAAGGAGTCAGGTTTCATGCTCAACGCCATGCAGGCCGCACGAGCCGCCATGTGGGACCACTCGATAAGCCGCCCGTTTCTGTTCAGCCTGAGCGAGGATCTGAGCAGCTGCACCCTCGACATCGGCGGCGAGCCTCACTACTTCGATTCTGTCTCCGAGACAGATTATCCCGAAGACAATGCAGCTCACCGCGCCCTTTTCACACTGCCTCCAATCCGGGAAAGCGCCGAGACGATGCCGGCCGTGCAGGATCTGCCGCCCCAGCAAGTTGTCACGGGCGATAAGGAGGTCGACGCGGTGCTTTGGTTGCGCCAAGTGATCAGCACCGGGCAGCCAAGACCAATCGCAGCAGCCATGGAGGCGGCAAAGAAGATTGCCACACCGATGAAGGACCTGGAGAAGCGTTACAGCGACTACCTGCACACAGCCCATCAAGGCCACTTCTTTGCGACGTTCGCGGCCATTGGGTTCGGTAATCTGGAAGGCCTGGCCAAGAGATCGATCGACACGCTCCGCCTCAAGATCGAGGCAGAGGGGCGATTCGGTGGAGACTCCATTTGGCTGGACACTCCGGCAGAGCAGTTCTGCGAAATGGCGCTAAAGCGCTGCAAGGGGTTCAAGAGCTACATCGACTTCGGCAAGCCGGCGGCTCACAAGCGCTTTCGCAAGCACGCCGAGCTGATGCCGCACACCCTGGACGATTGCCTGCATGAGATCGCCTACTGGAACGATCTTCAGCGCCTGCGAAGCGCGACCGGCGAATGCGGGGATGGCCAGCATCAGGCAATCGCCCGCGAGTGGTTTGTGGTCGGGCTGCTTGCCGAGATCAAGCCGCGCGATAAAGCCGAGGCGCTGCGCACGCTCGATTATGCCGAGTACGCGGAAGGCATCCAGCACGACGAGCTCATCAAGATATTTCGGAACCTGCTCGAATAACTCGCGCCACGAAACACGCATAACGAAATCGTGGCGCGGAATAGATGCCCTGGAAAGTCAGGACATCTGATGCGTCAGATTCGGCCGAATCCACCGCCGATGCGTCATGCGATGCAAAACCGTCCTCAGGACACAATTGAAGGGGTCTTCATGGAAATTCAAAAAGAAACACTGAGCGACGAAGAGCTGGCAGCCATCACTGGCTATCAGTTGCCCTCTCGCCAGATCCAGTGGCTCGTACAGCACTCTTGGCAGCATGTCCTCACTGGCGCCCGCCGCCCGGTCGTTGGCCGCGTGTATGCCCGTCTCAAGCTGGCAGGCGTCAGGCCATCGGCATCCAATGCGGTATCCGAGCCGTGGACGCTCGACCTCGCAAGCGTGAGCTGAACAAATGCGCCCAAGGAATCCCGCCAACCGGGACTTGCCGCCAAGGATGATCAGGCGCGTCCGGACACTAAAGTCCGGCGAGAAGTGGGTCGGCTACTACTACGCCGGCCGGGACGCCGAAGGTAAGCGGGTGGAAACGCCGCTGGGCACGGACATCGACGACGCCCGCACGCTCTGGGCAAAGCTCGAGCGCAAGACCGTCCCAGTGTCGACGCGCACCGTTGGCGACCTGCTGCGCCGCTACGACCGCGACGTCGTCCCAGGCAAAGCACCAAAGACCCAGAAAGAAAACCGCAAGTGCATGCTGCATCTGCACAAGGCGTTCGAGAAGGCGCCCATGGATTCGATCACGCCGCAGATTATTGCGCAGTACCGGGACGCACGGACGGCGCCTGTCAGGGCAAACAGGGAGATTGCGCTGCTCTCGCACGCTTTCAATATGGCTCGGGAGTGGGGGATTTACAGCAAGGACAACCCAACGCGGGGCGTCAGGAGGAATAAGGAGGCGCCGCGCGACATCTACGTCACGGACGAGGTATGGAAGGCGCTCTATGACGAGGCTGCGGACGATCTGAAGGTCGCGATGGACCTGGCCTACCTGACCGGCCAGCGCCCCGCCGACGTGCGGAAAATGCGATGGTCAGAGGTTGACGCGGATTATCTGATGGTCGATCAAGGCAAAACGTCGATGAAGCTGCGTATCAGGCTGCACCAGGGCGGCGTTCTGACCGGCTTGGGCATCCTGCTGGCAACTCTCGACCGTTCCCGCCCACACCTCATCACCACGAGCAAAGGCAAGCAGATGTCGGAGTCGATGCTGCGGACCCGGTTCGAGCCAGCGCGGAAACGAGCGGCAGACAAGGCCGAGAAAAACGGCGATCCAGACCTGGCAGCCTCGATCATGAAATTCCAGTTCCGGGACATTCGCCCGAAGGCCGCTTCGGAAATTCTGAGCCTGGAAGACGCCTCGGATCTGCTCGGCCACACCACCCAAGGCATGACTCAGCGCGTCTATCGGCGGGTAGGAAAGGTGGTAAATCCGTCAAAATAA